GTTTATAAACAACTTGTCGGAATGGCAAGTAATATATTTGGACACTCAGTACAATATTTTAGAACAGAACCAGATATGAGAACAGAGGATGTTCATTTAATGGAATACTCTTTATTCAATGTAGTTGATAAACAAAATGTAAAAATATTAGTACCAGACAACGAATTTCCAGAAGAAGGAGCAACATACGATATCTTCGGTATGGAATTTGCAGAATTTGAGGTACATATTGTCGCTTCTGAATTTGAAACAGTGTTTGGCGAAGGAAAATCACCTAGAAACAAGGATTATATGTATATTCCATTAATTAATAGAATGTATGAAATTAATTCAATAAGTCTTGCGGATGAATTTAATCACGCTCAATCATATTGGAGAGTAAAGTTAGTTAAGTATCAAGAAAGAACTTCAGTTAATAAAAATCAATTTGAAGTAGATACTGATAATTTAACAACAGGTGTTGAAGAAATATTTGGAGAAAGACAAAAAGAAGAGCAAGAAAAAGATACAAATCCACAACAATTTCAAACAGTATCAACCGCATATAGGGACGGTATTAGAACCTTTATAGATAAAAATCTTAAAATTAAAGATTACGATTTAAAGAATAGATGGACTGTTGTTAGTAAAAACTTTTACGATTTAGATAAAGTTGATCCAACTAGAATCGCTGTTGAATATTCAGTAGAATCTAAGTTAAAATCAGAAGACAACATGGCCCTTACGCTTTGGTTCTCTCCTCAATTTAGTGAAACATCAACTGATGATTATCTTCTCTTTGGAGATCTATCTGCAATATCAGGTTTTAAATTAAGAATGAATCAATCTGAATTTAAAATGAAAATAGATGATGTAGAACATACATATACTCATGGAACGACATTAGTAAAAGGAGAATGGTATGGTATTGTATTAAATATTAATAATGAATTCTTACAATCATCTCTTTCTTTATATAAATTAGATCAAAACGTAAACACAATAAATAGCGGTTTACCACAAGACAGTAGTAATAATTTACAACAAGTATATAGTGAAATAATTGAGCACGGCCAACCATTGATATGGGATTCAAAATCTAATTATCATTTAAGAGGAAATTCTTCTTATATGACAAATATTAGAATATTTACAAAAACAATAGAATTAGAACAACATAGTAATGTGTTAAACCAATATGTTGTTAGAGATAATCAACTATCAATCATTATAGATAATTCAATTCCAAGTTTAGGTTATCAGCGATTTAGAAACGCTAGGTAATAAAATTAGGATAAATAATCTATAATAAAACATATAAATATGTCAAAAGATAATAAGAAAAGTATTAAATCTCAGGCAGAAGACATCAGAAAAGAACTTGATGATTTAATAGGAAATAACGATCCAATTCAAGAATCTATTGAAACAGATCCAGAACTACCAGCAAAAAGAGATTTACCAGCGCTTCCAACTTATGGAGAACTAAAAGTAAATTCTTCTAAAAAAGCGCAGAAAACTATTACGTCTTTAATGAAGTTTTATCTTGATGAAGATATTATAGAAAAAGACGAATATATTCAAGCTAAAAAGAAAATTGATGAAATGACAATGTCTTCGTTAATTTATCAATTACAAGCTGGTGAAAGGGCGCTAACAACATTGCTTGAAACAATCGAAGATGGAGAAATAGCTCCAAGAATGTTTGAAGTATTAGCAACCTTACAAAAATCAATGTTAGATATTATTAAGTCTCAGACTATGTACTTAATGGCGGCTGAAGAGGGTGCAAAGAGGATAGCGAGAGACATTGAATTGTATAAAAAGCGTGATACTGATAGAGTTATAACTGAAGCATCAGGTGGTGCGCCAGTTGGCGATACGGTACAGCGTGGTACAAAAGATTTAATGAAAATAATTCAGAACGCAAAACTATCAGATGATCAGATAGAAGACGCAGAAATTACAGAAGAATAATGAGCGATTACGTAGGAGATAATAGATGGATTCCGAAAGGCCAATCTTCTGATGAAGCTAATAAATTAATTTGGTCAACAAAATCAATTAATGAATTAATGTTAGCTTTAGATCAGGGATATAGACCACAGGTACCTATGCCTTTCTACGAAGGAAAACAGTTTTTACGCAGAGGTAATATTGTATTTGAATATACTGAAGCTGAGATTGCAGAACTTGCAAAATGTGCAGGTGATATTGTTTATTTTGCTGAAAAGTACGCAGTTGTAATGACAGATGAAGGTATTCAACAGGTAAAACTTAGAGATTATCAAAAAGAAATGCTAAGAAACTTTCAAAATGAAAGGTTTAATATTGTTTTGGCATCCAGACAAATGGGTAAAACCGTAACAGCCAGTATTTTTAATGCATGGTATTTAACATTTAACTATGATAAAACTACACTACTATTGGCTAATAAATCAGAATCAACAAAAGAAATTATAGATAAAGCAAAAGTAGTATTGGAGAATTTACCATTCTTTATGAAACCCGGAATTATTAAGTATGATGTTATGAATGTTCGTGCTGATAATGGATGTCGTTTAGTAGGTCAATCAACTACTGCAAAATCAGGTATTGGTTTTACAATTCATAATTTATATCTTGATGAGTTTGCACACGTTCATCCAACTATTGTAGATTCTTTTTATGAAAACGTATATCCTACACTTTCGGCTTCTAAAATTTCACGTATTAATATTACTTCAACTCCAAATGGATTTAACAAGTTTTATGAAATATATTCAGAGGCAGAAAAAGGAAACAACGAATATACTCCAACAAGAATTGATTGGTGGCAACACCCTGACAGAGATGATGCATGGTTTAAAAGAGAATTAGGTAATTTAGGTTCTGAAGAAGCTTTTAATAGACAATATGGTAATGAATTTACAAGTTCATCTACCCTTCTATTAAGCCCAGGGACAATGAAAGTTATTAGACAAAATGCAAAACCAATGAAATGGTATGATTTTGAAGAATTTGATAATATTCATATAGATACAAAAGGATTTTTAGGATTTGATCCTGATTTCGATGTTGAAGAAGCATCAAACAGTCAAAAATATTATATGTTCTCAGTGGATATTGCTGAAGGAAATGGAGGAGATTATTCTGTAATTAATATTTTTGAAGTAGAACCAATGGAAGATCAACATATTGAAAACTTCGTTAGCCCCGATGCAATGTATGATTTCTTTAGATTAAATCAAGTTGGAGTTTTTAGAAGTAATGAACATCCTATTGAAGACTTTGCTAAAATATTGTATACTTTAGCAGTTGATATATTTAATTCAGAAAATACAAAAATGATTATAGAATATAATACATACGGTTCTATACTATTACAATATCTAAGAACTGTTTTTGCAGGTCGTAATGATTTTGAAGATGAAATGATATTAAGATTTAAACATAGACATGATGCAAGAACATTAAAACCTGGTATAAGATTAAAGAGCGACAACAAATCAGTATTTTGTCAAAACTTTAAAAAACAAATAGAATTAAATCGTATAAAAATAAACGACATAGAAACCGTACAGGAAGCAAGTCTTTTTGGAGTATTAAGAAACGGAAGCTATGGAGCTCAAATGGGACATGATGATATCATAATGACAGCAATAACTGCAACTGAATTTTTTGGAACAACAGATTATGCAGATTACATTGAAGAATTACTTGATGTTATTGACCCTGAAAAAGTAAAATTAATGGAAAAGGTCTTGTATCGAGACGCAGATTCACAGGGAGATTTACAATATGATATTTATGACTTATTATAATATTCCCACGAATAATTTAGATATATAATAAAAGAAAAAAATAAAAAATATAATACTATGGCACTAAGTCCGCAATTATTGCAATTTAAATCAAGTGGAGTATATAGGTTAGAGTTTGACAAGTCAGTGACTGCAAACCTTAATGTTGAAACACTTAGATTAGTAGTAGGTCACTCAAGAAAGGGACCTTACAATACACCAGTTTTAATTTCAACTGTTGAAGAATTTTCAAATGTATTTGGATCTATCGACAGAAAATTAGAGAAAAAAGGAATGTTTTTCCACAGATCAGCAATTGAGGCTTTATCTAGAGGACCAATTTTAGCGTTAAACGCTTCAAGTTTCGATTCTAGCGATAAAGCATCATACGCATTACCAGTATCTAATGGATCGGTTCATTCATTATCTTCAAAAGAAGGAACATCAGATTATACTGATTTCTTCGATATGGATAAATTCATGACACCATCTGATTCTAGAGTTTTAAACGCTTTATCTACATCGGCACTAGCTGATGGAAATTCATTAATTAATTTTGTAAACATTAAACAATCAGCTATTACAGTTTTTGTAAGAAAAGCACAAAGCACTAAAGCATTTGATATTCCAGCTAGAGAATGGTATGGAGAAGGTAATGTACCTGAATATTTAAATGACTTTGATCTTATTTCTGATTTTATGGTAGACGTTTTTGTATTCAAAGGAAACTTTGATGCTGCAACTATGTCAGCTGATCCAGTATACGGATCATACTTTAATGCAGATGGTTTAATAAAAGGATCATTAGCAAACTTTTCTAATTTAAGACAAGTTACTTTAGAAGCTCAATACAGTGGATCTTTAATCCCAGGATTTAAAGATTTAGAAGGAAGAAACTTATATGTTGAATCAATGATTAACGCTGAATCAAGAAGAACAGGTTTATTCTGTGCAATTGATGAAGAACAAGTAACTAATGAAAATGGAACTAAAATTGATTTAGTTGGACATACATTTGACGCTGATCAAGATTATGAATTATTATCATACATTGTAAAACAAGGAGTTACAACAGAACATACTGTTGATTTAACAGGAGCAACTGCTAGTATTAACATAGCAACCCCTAATAAATTAGAATTAGTAAATGTATTAGCAACTGAATACGCAAATGCAACAGCAGATTCTTTAGATTTCTTAAATGCATCAGCATCTGGAGAATACGTAAAAGTAACTTCAGTTTCAGCATCAGCAGTAAATCAAACAGCCGCAGCTGAAGTATTAGCAACTCAACAAAATATAGATGATGGAGATCTTACAGCAGCCGGAGTCGCTGCAACTGCATTAACAGATGTTATGGTAGAAGAGGTTTTCGCAACTGTAGATTTTGATATTATATGTGAAGCTGATGTAGCAACATCATATACAACTGCAACTGAAATCGATTTTTATCATGTAGCAAACGGAAGAGTTGCTTCAGAAGATTTTGGAGGAGCAACTTATGAAGCTGCTGGATCTATGTTTACTGTAACTTACTCAGCACCTCAAGCTTCTTTCTCAATTGTACCTGGAAATTTTGTTCCAGCTCTTTCAGGAAGATTAGCAAGAGTTTTAAGAGTTTCTAAATTAAACGATTCAAAATACGCAGTATACTGTGACGTACCGGTTTCTTTAACATGGGGAAATCAAGTTGTTTCTTCTTTCGAAGATGCATCTTCAGTATATAAGCCATTTGCTTTATCAGGAGCTCAATTAAGTTCTAAAGAAATTCAAGACGCTTTAGCCGCTGTAAAAGGAGGAAATGGATTACACGCTGCTTTAGTTGATAAAGACGTTATTGATTTTAGATATGTTGTAGATACATTTGGATCTTTCGATGTAAATGGATTACAAAACAAAAATGAATTAGCATCTTTAGCAAAAGACAGACAAAACGCATCAGCTATACTTAATGCACCTTTAGTTTCAGACTTTAAAGCTTCATCTAATCCTTCATTCAAGGATTCAGAAGGAATATTCAAAGTTGAACATATAGAAACAGGAGGTAATTTAGATTTAAATCCAACATCTTTATATTCTTTACCAGGAATTACAGCAGGAGCAAATTACGCATTCTACTACGGACCAGGTTTAATTGTTTCAGATAATGGAAAAGATTTAATCGTTCCACCAGCTGCGTATGTATCTAATAACTACATGGATAAATTTACAAACGCAACACCATGGTCAATCATCGCAGGTCCAAGAAGAGGAGTTGTAGGAGGATCAGGAGTTAAAGGAGTAGAATATGCATTTGACAAATCTGATAGAGATATATTAGAACCATTCGGAATTAATCCAATCGTATTCCAAAGAGGAGTTGGATTAACAATCTTAGGAAATAAAACAGCACAACAATCTGTAAAATCAGCGCTTTCTTCAGCTCACGTTAGAGAAGCTTTAATTTACATACAAGAAGGTATTGCTAACATCTTAAAAGATTACGTTTTCGAATTTAACAATACACAAACAAGATTAGAAATTAAGACTTTAGCAGATTCATTTATGGAAGGAGTTAAGTCTGACGGTGGAGTTTATGCATTCAAGAATATTATGGATCAAACAAACAACACTGACGATGTAATCGATAATAATGTTGGTATCATTGATACTTATGTTGAGCCAGTTAAAGGATTAGAAATAGTTGTACATAGAACTACAATCCTAAATACAGGTGAAATCGAATCTGGAAATTTTAATTAAGATATATAAAAAAAGAAAATAATATAAAATGGCTTTACCACATTATTCACAAGACCAAACATCTAGATCAGGTAGACAGTTCGAACCAGTACAAGGAAACTTGTTTGAAGTAACTGTTTTACCACCAGCTGGAGTATCTGATGCACCTTTAATGTTGCAACACATAAACTCTATTGGAGGTTTAGATTTATACAAAGAAGTAGCAGCACAAGAACAGAAATACAAATTTTCTACACGTTCTTACGCTGGTATGCCAGACGCAACAACAGTCGACGTAACGATCAACTTCTCATTAAACTTAAATGATGCTAATCAAGCATATTTATATAAGTCAATGAGACAATGGTACAATAATCAATATGATCCACAAACTGGAGCTATGGGATTAAAGAAAGATTACGTTGGAACTATTGTTATCGTACAGTTCAATAGAGCTGGAGACATCTACAGAACAGTAACTTTAGAAGATTGCTTTATTACTTCAGGACTTCCATTTACGAATGAATTATCGTATGAAGAAGCATCACCGGCTACATTAGAAGTAGGTTGGAGATGTGACACTTGGAAAGAAGTTCTAGCATAATCGAATTTTTAAAATAGGGGAATTCTTAAGGGAATTCCCTTTTTTTATGAAACAAAAACATAATATGTTGATATAATAATAACTATAAAATGGATAAACTAACAAAAAAATTACAAGTTCTTCTTTCAGAAGACGAAGTGACATCTATAAATAGAATAATATTAAGCGCCGCGATTGAAAATGGAGAGAGACCAGTTTCTGTTTCAGCTTTTATTAGAGATATAATTAGAAAAGAAATTGAATTAAAAAGTGATTCAATATTAGAATGGAATAAAGATAGTATTAAAAAACTTAAAAAGAAATAACAATGGCAGATCAAAATGATTTAAACTTAGACGATGAATATCAAAAAATCGTTGAAAACAAAGAACAACCTGTTGAAGAACCACAAAATTTAGGAAAAGTTAACATGGATCGATTTAAACAAGATAAAGCGCAAGACGCTGATGTTGTTTTAGGATATCATGATGTTAATGTTTCTAACCTGCCTTCAGCCGGTATGTTTTATCCTGAAAAAACTGAGATAAGCATACGTTCAGCTAAAGTTGCTGAAATTAGACACTTCTCAAGTATTGACGAAAATAATATATTAGACGT